CATTGCCACGGGACTGACATCAATCAAACGTGATACTTTTTCAATGATTCGGTATGTTTTGCCGTCGCGTTCTTCCCATCGGTCTTGACCGATTAAGAATGCGAACGACGATTGATTGATGTCGCCGCGCTTCATCAATTCAACCAAATCATTGGCATAAGTTGTGTTGGGCAAATCGACTTCGTAATACAAACCGCGTTTGTCCGTTCCGATTCTTAGCGTGCCACTTGACACACGCCCCAATAAATAATTTTCGTCATGGTTGTAATATGCGCGAACGTCGTCATTCATCACGTCGTCGAATGCGCCTTTTTCTATTTGCTCATAATACCCCATGAATTCGGAATCCGAATCATAAACGGCCGCATAACCACGAACGACATCGCCGTTGTGTTCCATGCTTTCCATTCGGAATTCCCTTTGTTCTATTACGCCAGAAGATTTGCGAACTTCGGCGTCAAATTTTTCCAATGAACTGAAACGATGCGCCACATTCAAAACGGGTTTGCGCTCAATATACGCATCTTCTTCGCTTGAATATCTAAACAACCGAATCAACGCCGCTGGGTCGTCGCTTGTTCCGTTCACCTCAAAACCCGAATCCGCTTCAATCACGCCGTCGGTTTCCACTTGGATGATTCGTCCGTAAGCATTGCCGCCCGATGAATTCCATTTCACGAAATCACCAACCGACAATTCGTCGGGTTCCGCGCGTTCTTCAACCAAGATTCCGCGAACACTTTCAACGACCGATGAATTGTTGTCGTAATGACGACCGATTTCCAATTCTTGAATCTTTGCGATTTTGCTTTCATCGTCGCCCATAGCGAACACGCGTTCTTTGTCAATGCCGTTCGCAATGGCGAACCCTTGCAAATATTCATCGTTCTCGCGTGCGCTTATGATGTAAATTTCCGAACCTTTGTTTTTTTCTTCTTCAAAATATGCGCGTCCCGCTTCCGTGTTCAATGTGCCATCAAAATCAAACGACACTTTTTCCATTTCTGGTTCTTCGCTCATTTCCGATTTGCCAAACGTGATGACGATTTCGTCATCTGTTTCAATCACGGATTTGATATGTCTTTTCTTTTCTTCCATTTGTTCAATCGTTCTTTTTGCCCAACGCAACATTTCATCGCCACCCCATGCCGCGTACATTATCGAACCGCAAATTTCCTTTCCATCCTCATCAAAGAAATCGCCTTGGTCGTACACTTTGGCGCGTGATAAAAATGAATAAGTGCGAACCAAAACATCGTCCGAAATCGGGTCGCCCTTTGATAAGGTGTTGGCTCTTTGCCAACCCACGGGCGTTCCACAATCCGTTCCGTTTTCTTCGCGGTGTTTCAACGCTTTTGACGCATTATCTCGCGCCGCTTTAGGGTAGTTATTCCACGGCATCGTTTGCGTCGTTTACATTGGCGGAAACGTCCGTCATGTTCAGCGGTTGCAAATACACATTGCCGCCGTCAATCGGTTCCATATTTTCAAAACGTCGAATGTCATTGGCGGACAAAAATCCCCATTGACGCGCGACGGCATACGATTGATAACGCGACTTAATATCGCCACGCAACAATCCATCCATTTCAAATCGGATGTAATAATCGGAATCACCGACAAACAATTTTCGGTTCAATTCGGCTTCCCATCTTTTCACCCATGGCAACATGGTGTTTCTGGAAAAAATGATTCCTTGTTCTTCGACATTCGCCCGCGTTGAACTTTGGTCCATTGAACCCAGATAAGCCAATGGCAAACGGAAAAATCTTGCGATGTCCTCAACGCCAAATTTCCGCGTGGAAATGAATTGTGAATCTTGCGGTGAAACGGACAATTTGGTCACGTTCATGCCTTCTTCCAATATGGCGGTTTTGTGTGAATTGTTCAATCCCGTGTTTCTTTGCGACCACGAACGCATCAATCTTTTATATGCTTCGTCGCTCAATCTTGCGGGGTGTGTCAACACCGCTGAAATGTTCGCGCCGTTTCCAAAGAACGAACCACCGAATTGGTCGGCGGCCAATCCAAGGCCAATCGATTCACGCGCACATTCAATCACAGATTTCCCAACAACGCCGTCAAATCCTAATCCAACAATGTGAATCATTTCCGAATCGTCGAACGTTTCTTTGTCGTCTATCTGGTAAAACTTTTCGTCCTCGTATATCTTGACCGATACGCGTTCGGGGGCAATCGGAATCAATTTGATTGGGTTCCCCGCGTTGTCGCGTTTGATTGCGATGAATGCGTTTCCGTGCAAACAAAGATTTGCTTGACACGTTTCGCGGAATGTAAAATCCGACATCAATTGATTCGGTTCGTGAATCAATTTATTGATGGGATGCGCGTCGGCATTGCGGACCATTCCGTCCGTCGATTGTTTGACGTGCCACGGCAATGTTGCCATCGTTTCCGATATTACACGAACCGCCCCAAATACCGCGGACAATTGCATCGCGGTGTTTTCAGTTACTGAAATCCCCGTTTTTGATTCATTTCCCGCGAACAACCATTCGGCGGGATTCGACAAATTTGTCGATGGGCGATTCGGGTTGTTTCGAAACGCGCCCAATATTCGCCCAAACAAGTTTTGATTTTCGGCCATTCGGTTGAAAACGATGTTTTAATTGGGGACAAATTAAACAATCATTTGCAAAAAAAAGGGACATCCAAAAAATGAATGTCCCAAAACAAAAACAAAGACCGACACCCGAACGGGCGTGGTGGGTTAAATGGGTTTATGAATGGCCGCGTTTCGTTCCAATCTGTCGTTTAATGCCGAACGGCTAAACGTCACAATGCGGGCGCATTCTTTCAATACTATTCCAGCGGGCGAAATGGATTCGACCGAAAATTCTTTTCCCGTGCGCGTCATTTCAATAATGTCGCCAACGTTGATGTCATCAATTGGATTCATCTTGCGACAAATTACCAAATCATTTGTGGTTGTTGTGTGATACATAGGTTTTAATATTTTCAACAATATATGAATAATTTTTTAATTATTCCCAACGGATTCGCAATCCGTCCAAAAGACATCCACCATTTCGCCGTTTAAAACCAAACGAATCGTGAATCCGTCGCCCGATTCTTGCAACCACGGCGTGAATCCTAAATCAAATAACATCAAACCCAATCGTCTGGCGTCCTCAATATTCATCATAACATTCGAATTCCTTGCGATTCGTAGGTGGACGAACCCGTCATGTCCTTGTTTTCCATCGTCATCATTTCACCTAACGCCATAATCATGGCAATGATTCCGTCAATCTTATCGCCCGCCTTTGATTTGCTGAATTTTACATTTTCCGCATCGTCTTTTTTCGTCACCACATTCGCCGCCATCCAACGCAACATTCCGTGACCGCCGTGATGCAACAATCGTTTTTTGACCAGAATTTCCGCATTCTTGATTGGTGACGTCATCGAAATAAATCCTTGACCAAACGGGTCCATCTCAACACCCGCGTCCGTTAATTGCTGAACCAATGAATTGGAATTCCATCGGTCAAACGCCACCGACTGAATGTCGAACACTTCCGCACATTCCAGAATCTTCTTTTGAATGACATTGTAATCCGTGGAATTTCCTTCCGTCACAATCAATTCGCCATTGCTCACAAACGTATCGTAAGACCCGCCCGTTTGATTGCGACGGCGTTCCACCGCCGCTTCACTAACAAAGAGAAACGGAACAATCTTGATGGATTCGTCGTCCATAGGAAACGCCAACACAAAAGCGGTGACATCTTCAACGGCGGCCAAATCTAATCCGCCGTAACATTTGCGACCTTTTAGTTTTTCCAATTCTACAACGCCCGACGATTTCATCCATTCGTCGTCCGTAATCCACGACGCCAAAGAATTGACCCATTGGTTCAAATGCAACTGACGGAACGCGATTTCCGACGACGGCAATGTCTTTGCCTCGCGTGACATCTTTTCGAAATATTCGGGTTTGATACTGATTCCAAAATTCGGATTCGCCTTTTTCCACGTTTCCAAATCATGGATGTCGTCGTCTGGTTCCGCCTCATATATCAACGGCAAAAATGTGTCGTCGTCGATGACACCTTCGCCAACTCTTTTCCCATACGAATAGAGTTCGTGACAAATGGAATTCGTGTCGAACACGCCCGCCGTTGTAATGGCAATCATTAAAGGTTGCGAACGT